AATCCGATACATCGTATGGTGGTAATCCTAAAACTTTATTATTATAATTGGGATCAAGTTGTGTCCACATGTATTTACCAGCGGCAGTTCCTGAAGATGGTCTGTGTGGCCCTCCGAAAATAGATGGTCGTGGTTGACTTGATTCATAATAGTCTATGACATCTACATATGTGTTTTTCGCAACAGGTGTTGGTCCAGAATAAATTGGTGATGTGATTCCACTTAAACTCATATCACCAGTTTTATTCAATGCATCCTCAATTATATAATCATATTTTGCACATCCACTTTCTACTTCTTGTAGATTATATTCTAATTCAGTTACATCTGCATCAGCAATCCAAATCTTTTTTACTTTAACATAATTTTGTACTTCATGACATGTTCCTGAAGCGGGTTCATCAAAAGGTATATTGTATGCTTGTGATATTTGATCCGCGATTGATTTATATAAATCTATGATTTTCCAACCAGATGTTGCGGAATCGTATACTATAGATAATCCCTGTCCAAAACCCGCCGCAATGTATGTACTACCTCCACCATACACATCGATTTCCAAAACATACTTTTGACGTAGCCAAGAACCGTCATTCGTTTCTTGTCCCACGGGTGGTGTTGGTACAAATCCTGCATACCCACCACCAGATGATCTGAAATATAAGTCGTCATCGGGTTCATAACCACCGGCACCCGCACATCCGTCTGTTGTAACACTAACGTCTAAACCCGCACTTGTAAATGTTGAGGATTGACCAGGATATGCACATAAATTAAAATTTGTTGTACCTGATGTTATTGTCGCTGTTCTAAGAGTACCATGACAATCGGTATATGTAACAGTTACATTTGTTGCTCCCGAATTTGAAATTGTATATTCATCACACGTACCTAATGCACCGGCGGATGATGAATATTTTTCCTCTAAATAAAAATTAGTTGCAGCTGCGGTGGTACCCGTGATAGATGGAATGTCTATTGGGTCAGAAACTGGAACAACCTCATTTCGTGTAGTGTCCTCAGTACAATCATAACAATCAGGATAAACAATTAAACTTAGTTTAAAAATACTCTTAAATTGAAATTCTTTTGCTCTTTTAAACATTTTTGCCGCCGCTTTATTTGATACACCTGTACTTGATAAAAGCTCAGCGATTGCAAATAAAATGGTGGTAACAAATTCTTTTATGAAAAGTGAAATCCTTAATCCAATTAATTCAATAAAACTTATTATTGTAATAATAAAAAAATTAAATCTATGATTTCTTACGGCATCATTAATTGGAAAATAATTGTTAGTATTTGCGCAATCTCCCACTCCTGGTGAAATTTCTTTTATTCCAATAAACGATTCATTTCTATCTTTAACAAAAAAACTAAACGCCTTTTCAAATGCACTTGATTTATTATATTTGTTTAGAAATTGAGAAACGGTGTAAACTCTATTATATCTAAACTGATAGAAATAATCTTGTGGTACACCTAATAAATTATCATTAATTGCATCGTTATCTGTTCCCGAAACTACATTTATATTAGGATAATCATCAATATTTGTACTAAATGAATATGACTTAGGATTTATTGTTGTGTGGTTACCACTAAATAAAGTATCACCAGTATGGTATTCACGAATATTTGGTACTAATATTTCACCAGTAAATCTATTTCTTGCACCCGTGTCTTCTCCCAATGAAAATCTAAAACGATATGTTCCTTTTGTTGGTATTCCCTTTTTTTGTTTAGATAATATCGCTTCACCGAATTCGTTTGTTACATAGTACTCGGTATTCATTGGTACCCTGAAAAAGAATACACCATTTTCATTTATCGTACTATCTATTGCGAAACTTTCAAGTATTGGTCGATTTAATTGTGGGTTACCATTTGAGTCCTTTTCATATTCACCAGTAAACCTAATTGCCTCAATATCACCCTTAAATGTGGTTAGTTTACATTTTTCACCCATCTGATTGTCAACATTACAATTGACCATAAGTGCATCTTTTCCAGAATCGGAAATAGTTCCACCCATCATAATCGCGTAGGGTTCTAATCTAACACCTCTTATACCTAAATCGAAATCAGTTCTTGTGATACCAATCTCACACAAATCTTCATTACCCCAAAATGGATAAACTTCAATTGTTTTATCAAACGATATAATTTGTGGTAGGGTATCTAAATTTTCAGAGGACATAAAAGTGTATTTGTTTTCAAACTTTTCCTCAGAAATACCCTCATATATAAAATCATAGGGTACCATTGATTGACACCCCATATCGGATAGGTCAACATCAACATGTAGTGTTTGTGTACCTAATGGTACACCCCATATCATAAAGTCACCAGATTGATTTGTTTTTACTGTATACTTGTAATATTTTTCATATATTTCCAAGTATTCTTCTCTATTTAAAACATCTGTTTGGTCAGGAAACGTACCTGTTGGTGAATGTCCACTATGTTGTTGTCTTGATGGTAATAAGTTGTATTTATATCCTGTCTCATTTCTATCTGATGTAGATTTATATGGATAAAGTTCAGATATTACGGGGTCATTTTCATCGACATCATCTAATGGTATAAAAATAGAAACTCTTGTATTTGGTATACCAAAACCATCATTAACACTTATTCTACCAACAACGACACCGTAATCAGCACAAAGTGATGTGTAAATTTCCTTTTGAGTAAATTTTAATGAAAGAACCTCAAGTAAGTCAAAATCTTGTTTTAGTTCAATTACTTGGTCCTTACCAATATTTGTAGATATTCTATGTTTTTGTGTCATTCTTATAATAAATAGAAACAATGAGGTTTTCTAAAATAATATAAGAAAATTTGAATTTAGAATGTAGTCGAAACCAAAGGTTTTACCCTTACTTTAATATCTTTATTTGGAAATCTTATTTGTGGAATCTGATTTGATTTCATAAAAATTGTCATATCAGATTGTGATATTTCTTTAGTGGTCTCATCTTCATACCCGACAGCAACCTCGTTAGTTGAGTACTCACCACCAACTTTACCATATACTCTTATTTCAACAACACTCACAACTCCCGCAACTGTACCAATTTCTTTAAATAACTCACCAACAAATAATGGATCACCCATTTTTCTTTTATCTATTGAAAAATATGTAATAACTTTTTCAATAACTGACCTCACAATTTCAGTTTCGGTTTCATTTTTATCACCAAGTAAATCAATTTCCACCCCCATATCAATTACTTCACCACTTTCAATTTCTAAATAATCATTTATCATTCTATATTCTGAAAGATATTCTATGATATTATTTTTAAGTGTGTTTGATACAATATTTGTTAAATTACCCCTCTCATCATATGAAATAAGTTTTATTTTAACTTTATTATCCTCTTCCATGACATTTACTTTAGCGGGGGCTCCAAAAGTAGATGGCATATTTTCAATTAAAGATTTATAATCATTTAATGTTACCGCTCTGTTTTGTGCCGCAAAGTTGTATGAAACCATATTTCTTATTTCCTCAATAGTTGGTTGGTCCGCACCACCAATTGCAGGTGTTACATTTGTAACCCTAAGTGATTGTATTACTTGTGTATTTACAGATGAAACCGGTCCATTAACATTAAAATCAACATTGTCAATATTAGTGATTACGTTAACACCTAAATTAGTATCTTTACCACCACCTACTCTATATTTTATAAAAATAGTTGTATTTGCTTTTGGTATGGCACCTAATGATAAATTATTCAAGTATGTTGCAAGATTCACTTTTAAATCCCCTGTGATGTAATTATCTAAATTATCTAATGGATTTACAGTACCAGAACCAAATGTTAATTGGAAGTAACCCTCGGGTGTATATTCCGTAATAAATTTATTACTCACTGAAACATAGGTTCCCGCTCTAAAATTATCTTTATCGGACGACTTAGTCGCATCAGGTATAAAAACTTTATCTTGCATTAAAGATTTTACTTCGTACCATTTATTTGTTGGTGAACTAAACTCCGCAAGGGTTGGGTTTGCTCCAAAGGTTGTTCCATCTTTATGAATGATTGAGGTAACACCTAAAACATTTAATTCGGGTAGAAATATTTTTAAAAATGGTTTTTGTTCTATATCTGTTATTACTTTTCTAAAAATTCTTGTAACCCCATTAACAACCGGTTCTCTCTTGGTTATGGTGTAAGATATCAACTTATTATTACCATCAAAATTAGGAATCTTTAATCTGTTTGGTTCACCCTTGCTATTGAACGGGTTGGAAAAATCTATGTCTTCTATTGTTTCAAAGATTTGACCTCCACCAGATATTTGTGCTCCTGATCTTAATAAACCAAGATATTCTGTTTTTTCTTTATCACCACTAACCGGTACATTTATTGAAAAATCACAAAGTGTAACAGAAGGTCTATTACCGGGTATTCTTAAACCATATGTTTTTGCAATATGAAATAATGATTGTCTTTGTTGTGCAAAATCAAGAATGGTTTCTTGCCAAACTCTATCGATATGAAAATGTAGATTATCGGTAACAGCGGCGTTTAAATCCAATAACACAGAAAATATAGATGCGTCGTTAGTATTCTTTACTAAATCGGGATAATATTGTTTGGTCATGTTGACCAATTCTTCTCTTAGTCCCGCAAAGTCTCTTGTTGCATATGATATTTTTTTCGACATATTATATATTGATAATTATAAAATCCGAAGACGAAAATGCTCCGTTATTAACCGTGTAGTCTATTCTTACTTTTGCGGTATATGGTTTACTTGATGCGTCTGAAACCCTGAATAGTCTTTCATCCTCATTCTGTGTGAATGTTTTTTCCTCCTCTGGGTCATTTTCCGCCGAATTTATTTTTATTGAGTTTATATCTAAATTAGGTATAAACTTTTTTACTCCTTCTCTTATTTCTTCTTCAATCAGACCAAATGTTATCACATCATTTTGTTCGAATATGTATTCATATATTCTTGTACCAAAATCAGGTAAATAATATCTTGACCCTCTCTTTGTTAAAAGAAGATGTATGAGGTTTGCTCTCACTTCTCTTTCTGGTGTTTCTGTCATCTTTAGAAAATCACCCTTACTACTGTCCCTAAATGGATAGTCTATACCATAAGTTACTGCCATATCAATAAATATAAACTAATACAAAATGGTAATAAATAAAAAACCCAACCGAAGTTGG